CTCTTGATGATCAGTTTGAGAAATGGAAGAAAGAACTAGGTCCTGAAGATTATCAGCTAAGGATATCTCAGCATCCCAGAAATATTAAAGAAGCATTTGATCATAGATCAGTATCTGTGTTTCCATCTCACTTAGTTGCAGCACAAGAAAGAAGAATAGAAGAGAAAGAATATGCTTATGAGTTCTTAGATATAACAGCAGATGCAAATGGTAGACCTGCAGTTATGCCAACAAACAAAAGACCAATAATGGATTTTCCAGTTCCTAAAAAAATGGAAGATAAGACTGGTGTACTTGTAGTATGGGAAAGACCTATTAAAGATCCTCAATTTGGTCAATCATATTATGCCTCCATTGACCCCGTGTCTGAGGGAAAGACAACTACCTCAGAATCACTATGTTCAATATATGTAATGAAAGCTCCTGTTCAAGTAAGTAAAGTTACAGGCACTGAAACAGAAACATATATAGAACAGGATAAAATAGTTGCAGCTTGGTGTGGAAGATTTGATGATATAAACAGAACTCACCAAAGACTAGAGTTAATAATAGAATGGTATAATGCATGGACAGTAATAGAGAATAACATTTCTCTTTTCATACAATACATGATATCTAAAAAGAAACAAAAATACTTAGTACCTAAGAGTCAGATTATGTTCTTAAAAGATCTTGGATCCAATGCTAATGTATTCCAAGAATATGGTTGGAAAAACACCGGAACATTATTTAAGGCCCATCTACTTAGTTATGCTATTGAATATACCAGAGAGGAATTAGATGTAGAGACTAAGCCTGATGGTACCATAGTAAGAACTAAATACGGTATAGAAAGAATTCCAGATCCTATGCTTCTCAAAGAAATGAGAGAATATGCAGATGGAGTCAATGTGGATAGACTAGTTTCATTCTGTGCTCTTGTGGCATTTATGAGAATACAACAAGCAAATAGAGGTTTTGCAAGAAGAGTTATAATGGATGATGCAGCTAAAAACTTGCAAAAGTCAGAAAATTTGTTTAAATTAAACAGTAGTCCATTTAGACATGTGGGAAAAACACATTATGATAGAGGACAAGGAGTTAAAAGATCTCCATTTAAAAATATAAAGTAAGATACTATGCAAATAATAAACGCATTACAAGCTAAGGCTGGAGCAAAGACTCAAAGTAATAGGATGGGTACAATCACCCAACCATTACAGTTTCTTCCTAAAAAAGAAAAAGATGATGAGTGGGCTGCTTGGAACTTAGATTGGCATGAATGGCAAGGACTTAAACAGATCCGTAGAAATGCCCGTAGGTTAATGAAGAATTACAAACTTGCAAAAGGTGTTATAGATAAGTCTGATTATATAGTTGAAGAGAATAATGACTATAGAGAAATAGTTGAAGTACTTACAAAAGAAGATACTTCTGCTTTAGAATTAAAGTTCTATCCTATCATACCAAATGTTATTAATGTTCTAGTAGCTGAATTTGCTAAAAGATCAAGTAAAGTGACATACCGGGCAATGGATGAATTGTCTTACAATGAGATGATGGAGCAAAAGCGTAAGATGGTAGAAGAGACTTTGCTTTCTGATGCTCAAATGAAGATACAAGCAGCATTAGTTGAACAAGGTATGGATCCTGAGTCTGAAGAGTTTCAACAAGAGATGAGTCCTGATAAACTTAAAACACTTCCTGAGATAGAAATGTTCTTCCGTAAGGATTATAAATCTATGGTAGAAGAATGGGCAACTCACCAACACAAAGTAGATGTAGAAAGATTCTGCATGGATGAGTTAGAAGAAAGAGGTTTCAGAGACATGTTGATTACAGATAGAGAGTTCTGGCATTTCCGTATGATGGAAGATGATTATGAAGTAGAGTTATGGAATCCTGCTATTACATTTTATCATAAGTCACCGGATGCAAGATATATATCACAATCTAACTGGGTAGGTAAAACAGATATGATGACTCCTTCTGATGTTATTGATAGATATGGATACATACTAACAACAGAACAATTAGAGGCATTAGAGGCAGTGTATCCTATCAGATCTGCTGGTTATAATGTGGGTGGTATGCAAAATGATGGTTCATTCTATGATGGAACTAAATCTCATGAATGGAATACCAATATGCCATCACTAGCTTACCGTCAATATACCACAGGTATGAATGGTACAGTACTAGAGGGTGGTGATATTATAGCTCAAATACTTTCTGAAGGAGAGGATTATGTTGATCAAGGTACTGCTTACTTATTAAGGGTCTCTACTGTATATTGGAAATCTCAACGTAAAGTTGGTCACTTAACTAAAGTAACAGATAATGGTGAAGTACTTAATGAAGTTATAACAGAGAGCTATAAGATTACTGATAAACCTATTTATGATACTAGACTATTTAAAAACAAATCAAAAGATAATTTAGTATTTGGAGAACATATAGACTGGATCTGGATAAATGAAGTATGGGGTGGTGTAAAAATTGGACCAAATATTCCTTCTTTTTGGGGTATGAATAACCCTGGTGGATTTGCTCCTATCTATGTAGGTATAGATAAAAATAAAATTGGACCATTAAGATTCCAGTTTAAAGGTGACAATACATTATATGGTAGCAAGCTTCCTGTAGAAGGAGCTGTATTCTCAGATAGAAACACTAAGTCTACTGCACTTATTGATTTAATGAAGCCATACCAGATTGGGTATAATATTGTTAATAATCAAATAGCTGATATCTTAGTAGATGAGCTAGGTACTATTATCATGCTTGACCAGAATACTTTACCAAGACACTCATTAGGAGAAGACTGGGGGAAAGGTAATTTGGCTAAAGCTTATGTAGCAATGAAGAATTTTGGGATGCTACCTTTAGATACCTCAATAACTAATACAGAGAATGCACTGAATTTTAACCATTTCCAAAAACTTGACCTATCTCAAACAGAAAGGCTAATGACAAGGATACAGTTGGCTAATCACTTTAAGCAACAAGCTTATGAGGTAATAGGTGTCAATCCACAAAGGATGGGACAACAAATAGCACAAATGACAGCAACAGGTGTAGAACAAGCTACTGCTTCTTCATATGCACAAACAGAAGTATTCTTTATCCAACATTGTGATTACTTAATGCCTAGAGTACATCAGATGAGAACTGACTTAGCTCAGTACTATCATTCTACAAAACCATCTTCAAGGTTGACTTATATAACATCTGCAGATGAGAAAGTTAACTTCCAGATAAATGGTACTGATTTGCTAATGAGAGATCTTAATATTTTTGTAAGTACTAATGCAAACCATAGAGCTATTCTTGAACAGCTTAAGCAAATGGCTATGCAGAATAATACTACAGGAGCCTCTATATTTGACTTAGGTAAAATTGTTCAGTCAGATTCAATAGGACAGCTTAACACTGTACTCAAAGATTCTGAAATGAAACAACAAAAAGCTAAGGAGCAAGAACTGCAGTCTCAACAACAAATGCAAGAACAACAACTTCAACAACAACAAGAAGTTGAAAAAATGAAGATTGATGCTGTTGCTGCTGAAAATGAGAAAAATAGACAGAGAGATATATTGGTTGCTGAAATTAGAGCTGCTGGTTATGGATCTTCTGTAGATATTAATCAAAATCAACAATCTGACTTTGCAGACCAAATGGGAGAGATAAGAAAATCTGAAGAATATCAAGCACAGATTAATTTACAAACTCAGAAAGATGGCAACAGAATGACTATTGATAGAGATAAAAATAACATTGAAAGAGAGAAACTACAAGTTCAAAAGGAGATAGCTGATAAGCAATTAGAGATAGCTAGAACCAATAGAAACAAGTTTGATCAAAAAGGTTCTAAAGAAAAGAAATAGTACTTAGCCATATAATGCTAATTTTTTATTTAGCACCTTTTAAATTTTTCAAGTTTATTTTGTATATTAAAGTATAATAAAAAACCAACAACAAAATGAGTGAAGAAACAAAAGACCTTAATGAGGTCAATGACTCTACAACGGTAGGGCAGGTAGATGTAAATATTGATGAGCTCTTTGGAATACCTGGTGCGGAAAGTGTAATGCTTCCTTCAGATGGTAAAGAAGAAGAAAAACCAAAGTCTATGTTCTCTAGTGAGAATATAGATACTACGTTCCTTGACAACAAACCTGCTAGTCCTTCTGAAAAACAGGAAGCAGCTGAAAAGAAAGCAGAAGTTGAAGAAACTATTGCTGAGCTAGATGGCTTAATCTCTCAAGAAGAGGATGCCGGAAACAAAGGAAGACCTAAAGTAGATAAGTCAGGTCTTTATGAGTTAGCTAGCAAAATGATTGAAGATGGTGAACTGATGGGTTTTGATGATGGAAAGCCTTTAGAGGAATACACCACAAAAGACTTCAGAGAATTATTTGAAGCTAACTTTAATGAAAGAGAAGCTAAGATAAGAAAAGACACACCAAAAGAATTTTTTAAGTCTCTTCCAGAAGAACTTCAAATTGCAGCTAAGTATGTAGCTGATGGTGGACAAGATCTTAAAGGATTATTTAGAACACTTGCTCATGTAGAAGAAATGTTTGAATTAGATCCTGATAATGAGAATGATCAAGCTGAGATTGCAAGACAGTATCTATTTGCAACAAACTTTGGAACAGAAGAAGAAATTGAATCTGAAATCCAAGATTGGGCTGACATGGATAAGTTAGGACAAAAAGCTAACCAGTTCAAGCCTAAGTTAGATAGAATGCAAGAAGAGATTGTAGCAAGACAATTAGCAGCACAAGAGCAAAAGAAAAGCCAGCAAGAAAGTGCGGCAAAAGCATATACAGAGAATGTGTATAATACATTAGCAGTAGGTGATATTGGTGGTGTTAAGCTAGACAGAAAGACACAAAGCATGTTGTACTCTGGATTAGTTCAACCAAGCTATAGTTCAATCTCTGGTAAACAAACAAATTTACTTGGACACTTATTAGAAAAGTATCAGTTTGTAGAACCAAGACATGATCTTATTGCTGAGGCTCTATGGTTACTTGCAGATCCAGATGGTTATAAATCTAAGATTAAAGACCAAGGTGGTAAAGCAGCTATAGAAAAAACAGTAAGACAATTAAAAACAGAAGAGGGTAGAAAACTTACTTCATCTAACGTAAGTGAAGATAGAGAAGAAAGAAGAACACCATCTAGACAAACAACACAAAACACTGTCTCAAGACCAAGTAACTTGTTCAAGAGATTTTAATTAGTAACAAATAAACAAATATAAAAATGGCAACTCCAGTTTTAAACAATGGTATATTCCTCCGGGATACATCGTATCAAGCTAGCTCCCATGTGGATTCTTACCACTTGGTAAACATGCTGAAAGATTCTGAACCTATGGATTTAGGTCCAGTAGACTTATGGGCTATGGCTCAGAAAGTTGAAATGCCACTTTACCAAATGTCAAGTTTTGGTGGTAAAAATGTTATCATGGTTGATAATGCTCGTGGTGAGTACAGATGGCAGACTCCAGTGTCTGTTGATCTACCTTACATACTTGAGGATATTGAGCCAGATAATACATTCAAAGGCCTTGAGGGATCAACATTCCGTATCAAGTTAAACAGAAGAGAATTTGGACATGGTGATATTATCACTTATGACAAATACAATGGTGTTGAGATGTACATTACTGCAGAAGATATTCTTCCTTTAGGTGATGCATTTATCTACACAGTTCAATTAGTGAACAATGATAACTACAAATACTTAGATAATAAGTACCTGGCTAATGGTACTAAAGTTTTCCGTAAAGGTTCTGCCCGTGGAGAATATGGTGAAAGATTCTCTGATATCACAACAAGAACAGGATTCCGTGAATTCTATAACTTTGTTGGTGGTGCTGAAGCTCACGTACATTATTCAGTATCTTCTAGAGCTGACTTGATGATCAAAGGTGGAATGAATGCAGATGGTACAGTTCCTGTAACTGAGATCTGGAGAACATTTGACAAAAATGTTGATCCTTCAGTTACATCTTTGGATGACATGGTTAAAGTAATGGGTAAAGACAAAGTTAAAAAAGCTTTTGACAATGGAGATTTATCTAGAACTTTCTTAACTCAAATGGAAGCTGCTCACCTTTCTAAGGTTGCATCTGATATTGAGACTTACCTTATGTGGGGACAAGGTGGTAGAGTACGTCAAGATGGTCCAGATGATCTAAGATTATCAGTGGGTCTTTGGAAACAGTTGGATAACTCATTCAAAAGAGTATACAACAAAAATAACTTTACACTTGATTTGTTCCGTGGAGAGATCTACAACTTCTTTAATGGTAAAGTTGAGTTCCAAGGTCCAGATCCAAAACGTAGCCTAGTTGTACAAACAGGTATGGGTGGAATGAGAATGGTTAATGAGGCTATCAAACGTGAGGCAGTATCTTCAGGTTTATTAATTCAAGCTGCTGACATCGGTGCTATCACTGGTAAAGGTATGGACTTAAACTTTGGATTTGCTTATACTTCATATGTGATTCCTTTCTTGGCAAATGTTAAGTTTGTACTTAACCCAGCATTTGACAATGTTCACACAAATGATATTGAGAACCCAATCATTGATGGTTTCCCATTATCTTCTTATTCATTCATTATCTTTGATATCACAGATAACACAAATGACAACATCTTCTTGTTGAAATTATCTTGGGATAATCAATTGAAATGGTGGTATCAAAATGGTACTATGGACTACATGGGGCGTAGCCAAGGATTCCAGTCTTCTGGTCAATTTAATGGATACCGTGTTATGATGTCTCAAACAATGCCAGCTATTTGGGTTAAAGATCCAACTAAAGTATTGAAAATTGTTATGAGAAACCCAATCACTGGAGGTTCATTCTAATCCAGTCTATATATACAAGGGAGGGGATAACACCTCTCCCTTTTTTTTAAGTACTAAAAACCAACAAAAATAAAAACCAACAACAATGGAAAACTTCACAATGGTAGAAACAGGTAAAGGGTCAGTTAAAAAAACTGCTATTGCCATCCGCCCGTTCTTTGACAACACAGCTTCTAATATGGGATTAGAAACTTATGGTATCTCCTTATTTGATGGAGTAACTCACAATGAGCAATTAGCTTGTTTAGAAAACAATGGTGTAGTAAGATACATCACTGGTCTAAATGAATTTGCTCCAGAGATTAGATTGCTTATGCCAGATGATAAAGAGGCAAGAGTAAGAGAAATAAGATCTGCAATAATTGAACTTGAAAAAGAATTAGCTGCAAATGTTATTGAACCAGAGGATACCCAATTTTGGAATAAAGTTAAATTGCTTAAACCTGATAACTCAGATTTCTGGAATAGAATATTTATTTCATGTGGTAATGAACCTACTTTCTTAGACCCAAAAGATCCGTATGATAGAATCAAACTATATGCTATTGAGGCAGGTGGTTTTTCTATTGTAGCAAAAAGTTTTGATGATGCCAGATCAAGAGCAACTCCTCCTAAGTTTTACTTAGATAAAGAAGAGGAAACTGTTATGTACAGAACAGAGTACAAAAAACTCCGTAATAAAGCATTGTCAGAATTACAAAAATTATTTGACAAAAACAGTACTAAGTTATTCTACATTGCAAAAGTTGTAGATATCAACAGTACACAATATAAAAAATCAACACCACTGGATGTTATTTATGAGAACATGGATAGACATATTAATGGTGATGGTGGTGAAACCAACAAAGAAAGAGCTGCAAAATCCTTCATGGAAACAGCTAATATGGATATGGAAACATTAAAAATTAAATCAATTGTGCGTGATTCCGTATTTTTTAAGTATATTATAAATAAGGCAGATGGATATATCTACCACAGTAAGTCAAATGCTTTACTAGGTAGGAATGTATCTGATGTTGTTGAGCACTTGAGAAACCCTTTAAATGAGGACATTTTAAAAGATCTCAACATCTCCTGTGAGAAGTATTGGAACTCTTAAAATAAAAATAAAATGGCAACTAATGACATGGGTCCTGGACCACTTAAAAAGGCAAGACGCTTTGTAAAAAAGATTACTCAAGGAACTATCCTAGAGGATCAAAAAAAGGCACCAGGTGAAAAAAAGAATCCTTTTGCAAAAATTGGTGGTTCTACTAAAGCAACTTACAAAACAGGTGGTATGGTAAATGCCAATGCTAAATTAGTAGCTGCTAAATCTGCAGGTAGTAAAGGTGTTAAAGCTGGAGTTAATCCTAAAGCTGCTGCATCTAAAGTTGCTAGAGGACGTGTTGGTGGTACATCTACTGCTCCTAAGAAAGCAATACCTAAAGCTAAGCTTGGTATGTCTATGAAAAGTAAAAAGTCTTGTTAGGATGCCTAAGGAGATGCTTAAAAGAAAAGATGGTAGTGTGTCCCAGAGAGGTCTCTGGGATAAAAACTAAAAGTTATGTTAAATTTAACAGAAGAACAGTTTTTAAAGTATGTGACTAATAAAAGTCGTCAGGGTGTTATTTACAAAATAAGTAACACCCTTAATGATGATTTTTATATTGGAAGTACTCAAAACTTTGTAAAAAGATATTACACTCATGTTAATCATATTAGAGTAAATAAAAAATCTTGTACAAAGTTGATACGTGCAGTTAATAAATATGGAGAACACAATTTTAAATTAGAAATTTTAGAAGAATGTGATCCACAATATTTACTTACAAGAGAACAGTTTTATTTAGATAATTTTTTACCTACATATAACATAGCAAAAATTGCTGGTAGTAATCTGGGAATAAAAAGAACTGAAGAGGTTAAATTACAAAAAGCATTGCTGCAAAAAATTAATTGGCAAAACAGTGACTATAAAAAACATCATTTAGAAAAACTATCAAAAAACTGGAAATCAGGAACAGAACATAAAATGGCAAAACTAAATGAAGAACAAGTATTTACTATTAAAAAAGAATTAGCACTAGGTCATAAACCTAAAGAGGTATCAAATTTATTAAACTTGAGTTATCATTCAATTAAAGATATACACAGAGGTAAAACTTGGAAAAATATAACTGTATGAAAAAAAAATTAAATAAATTAGGTGTAGAAAACTCTTTATGGAATAACATCCGTGCTGCTAAGGGTTCTGGTAAGAAACCTACTAAGGAAATGCTTAAGCAGGAAAAGAAAATTAAAGCAACTACTAAAAAGAAAAAGTAATGGCAATTAAAAAAACAACAACTAAATCAACACCAGCTAAGAAATCTTCTTCAGTTGGTATTTCCATTTTAGGAGGCGGTAAAGCTGAGATGAGAAAATGGGAAATTGAATCTGCTATGTCTACATTAAAGAGAGCAGCAGAGATTCAGAAAGATGCCAAGATGATGACAGAGATAAAGAAAGAAGCTCTGAAACAAGCACAGATGTTTACAAGTCTTGCTGGTGGTAAAAAGATTTAATCATGGCAAAGACAGCAGCTTGGACAAGAAAAGAAGGTAAGAATCCAACAGGAGGTCTTAATGCTAAAGGAGTAGCTTCTTATAGAGCAGCTAATCCTGGTAGTAAGTTACAGACTGCTGTAACTACTAAACCATCAAAACTTAAAGCTGGAAGTAAAGATGCTAAGAGAAGAAAAAGCTTCTGTAGCAGAATGTCAGGGGTTAAAGGTCCTATGAAGGATGAAAAAGGAAGACCTACAAGAAAGGCTCTTTCACTTAGAAAATGGAATTGTTAAAAACTATATATTATGGCAACTAAATGCATGAGCTGCGGAGGCTCAATGAAAAAAATGAAAACAGGTGGAACTTCTTCTAAACCATGTCCTCCTGGATTATGTAAAAATTGGAATCCAGAACATACTAGTTACGCATGTGACCCATGTCCTAGTGTTCAAGCAGCTCGTGGAATAATTGGTGGTATAGCTTCTGCTGCTGTAAATGCAATTACTTCTAAAATGGGTAAAAAGAGAGAAGCAAATAAAGAAGTAAAAGGTATGGTTAAGAATATTGTAAAAAAAGCTAAGTCAACAAAGGTTATGCAAAAAGGTGGTGCAACTTTACCAATGATGGGCATGCCTATGTATAGTAATAATCCAAGATCTGAACAAGGACGTATACTTAAAGCAGGTGGGTCTACTACTAATAGAGCAGTAGCACCAGGATGCCGTGGAGGTATGGTTAAAGATGCTTCTGGAAAATGTGTTGCTGAAAGAAAGTTTAAAAAAGGTGGTTTCCCAGATTTAAATAAAGATGGTAAAGTTACTAGAGCTGATATTCTTAAAGGCAGAGGTGTTATTAAAAAAACTGGTGGCATTACTAAAATGGATGATGGGGGTGCTACTACTAAGAAAAATTTTATAACTGGTAGAACTAGAGTAACAACACCATATGCAGTTGGTGCACCATCTAAAGGTACCGTAGCACCAAGAGATTATGCAACAGGAACCAAAACTGAGGTGTATAGTAAAAAAGGTGATTTAGTTAAAACTAAATATAAGTCTAGGGGTACTGGTAAATATGATACTGGAAATTCAAGATATCCTTATAACTATGTTAGAGAAGAGGAGAAGCCAGGTGGTGAAAAAAAAGAAAAGTATCCAATTCTTCCATCTTATATGCAACCAGCTGATAAGTTAAAAAAAGCTGGTGGAGCAACAACTAGCAAAACATTAAAACCAGTTCCTGCAGGAAAACCAGGTTTAGCAAAACTACCTACTCCTGTAAGAAATAAAATGGGATTCCAGAAAAAGGGTGGACCAGTTAAAAAGAAATAACCATGCTGACTCCTAAAAAAGAAAAAACAAAACCAAGATTTACTTTTAAAGAAAAAGTAAAAATTGCAAAAACTATGATAAAGTCAAAACTTACACCCCCAAGTAAGGAATCTAGACAAACTCAGAAGGAATGGAAACAAGAACAAGATGCTCTTAAAGCTGAGTTTCCAGATGCTTATAATAAAAGAAAGGGCGGTGCTCCTAAAATGAAAAAGGGTGGTGCAACAAAAGATGATAAGTGGATTCAAAAAGCAGTAAACCCTAAACATAAAGGTTACTGTACTCCAATGTCAAAACCTACATGTACTCCAAAGAGAAAAGCTTTGGCAAGAACTTTTAAAGCAATGGCTAAAAATAAATAATATGAAAAAGACTAATAAAGAAAATCCAATAACAACCTTTAGAAAAGCTAATGAAGCTAGACAAGGTGCAGTTATGAAATCTTTGAAAAAAGCTCAAGCTGGTATTCAGGTAAACCCAATGCCAACACTAGCTGCTAAACAAGTTCCAAGTAAACTTATGGAGAATGTTGAAAAAAGAAAAAAAATAGGTGCAGGTAAGTATAATATGATGTTAGAGAGTAATAAAAGAGATAAAGATTTTTATGATAAATCAAAAAGTGAACTAGCACCTGGAATGGCAATGGGTGAATTTTCTCCTTCTTATAGAGAAACACGTCAAAGACCTGATTTAAAACCAAGCACCTGGAAAAATTTATCTCAAAATGGATTATATACAACCCCAGATGAAACAGGTAAAAGCCCAGTTCCAAATAATATTGAAAGTACCTACTACAAAAAAGGTGGTGCAAAAAAGAAAAAGAAATAAGTCATGCTTAATAGTACCATTACCATAAAGATGAAACAAAGGCTTAACAAGCTTGACTCTCAAGATTTTGATAATATTGAGTGTTGGCAAATTGTTGAGTCTTTTAATAAGGCACAAGTAGAATGGGCCCGTAGACAACTTCATGGTATGAATCCAACTAAAGAAGGTGATGAAGGTTCTACAAGAAGAAAGGATGACTTACAAGTATTACTAGATACTAATCAACTTGGTCTTACAGATAAAGATGATTATTATAAAGGAGCTCTTCCTGCAGATTATTTACAGTGGAAAAGAGTAGATGTATTTGCTCAAAAAGAATGTTGTGATAAAAGAAGAATGACTGTGTATCTTGCTGAAGAAGCAAATCTTAATCAACTTCTAAGAGATAAAGCTAAACAACCAAGCTTTGAATGGGCAGAAACATTTGCTACACTAAAAGGTAATGAGGTAAATATTTATACCAACAAGGAATTTCAAATACAAAGGTCTGATCTTATATATTACAGACAACCAATTAAAATACAGATCCAAGGGTGTGTAGATCCATATACTAATGTAGCTTCCCCAGCTGAAGTAACATGTGAATTTAAAGATGATATAATAGAATTAATAATAGATGAAGCAGTAACAATACTTGCTGGAGACATTGAGTCAGGAAACCAATTCTCTAGAGGTAGTGAAGGTGCTGAACGTAATAACTAAAAACAATGGAAAAACCTAGAATGTTAAAAAGAAACCCAGAATCCTCTAGTAATAGAGTGGTGTTAGATATTATCTCACCAACAAAAAGTGAACCAGCTAAACCACAACCTACTTCAAGTACTGGTGTTGGTGGAAGTTCATTAGATAACATGGTGGCTGCATGTGCAATGGAACTAATGAATGCTAGAAATAGTTTTCACAAGCTTCATTTAAAAGTTACCGGAGAAGGATCTTATGCTGCTCATATAGCCATAGGAGATTTTTATGATGGTTTACCAGGACACGCTGATACCTTAGTAGAAGGTTATCAAGGAGTATCTGAGAAAATACTTGAGTGCAAAGATGTAGCATGTAGAACTTTAGATACAGTAGCTGATGGTGTTGCTTACTTAAGAGACATCTATGCAATGATTAACAAGTTACAAGGCATGTTACCTTATTCAGAAATAGTTAACAACTTAGATCTTGTAAAAGACAGTGTTAATTCTACTAAGTATAAATTACTTTTCTTGAAATAAATTTGGTTATTTCAAAAAGATTCCTTATATTATATTATATATTTATAAACAAAAACAAAAAAAATGAGTTATTTTAATCATGCCTTTAGAAAAACCTTTGTGGGAACAAATGGTTTTCAAGAATTAAACAAAGGCCGTCTTGGTACTCCTGGAAACATTTTCCAAGGAGGACAGTTCGGTTTTGTTAATCCAAAAACATGGAACATATTAGATACAACTTGGAACAGTGGAGTTGGTTGTTGCAACCTTATCCTTGCTGCAGGTTCAATTTATCAAAATGATAAAATTGGTCCTTTCCATGGAGGATACCAAGAGTCTAACAAATCTAAGGAAATCAATCCTAAGTATGTAAGCAAGTTCTATCGTGTAGATCCATGTTTACCACAAAGTAATGTTATCCATTTGGGTAATACAGCTTACACAGATGATGTTGCTTTATTATTATCTACAGCTGGTGCTGGAGATCCAGGATCTGGTCTTGTTGATGAGATTTATACAGATGTTGAATTATCATGTGTTACATGTACTGGTACTAATGATGCTCCAATCTTTGCTAACATTACTGTAGTAGGTGGTGAAGTTACATTTGTAGAAATAGTTAATGGTGGATCAGGTTATGTAACAGGAGATACTGTTGAAACATTAAATGCTTTACCAGGAACTGGTGAGTTTACTCAACCATTATTTGTAGTAACTGCTGGTGTAGGTGCTAACTGCTGTAAAGAATTCTTTTGTGGTGAGACATATACATTACGTGTTGATGTTAAAGGTTCTCCTGCATTAAGATTATTAAACCATAACTCTTATATCATTGCTTCTGCATATGGTGGATGTTGTACAGATGAGCTTGCTCCAATTGTACCTAATGTTATTGACTCTACATTAATATTCAAACAATGGGCTGAGGCAATTACACGTTACCCAGTTATTTCTCCATTCATGCAGATTATACTAGTTGATGAGTTAGGTACTCCTTGGTATGCACCAGGAACAGATGCTACTTTCTTAGCTAGTCTTCCTTTTCCTGCAGATACTTGGGATCATTATGTATCTCCAGGACACACCCCTGATGGTTGTGCTGGTTTAGTTCTTAACGGGGCTTATGTTGATACTAAATTCCAAAACTGTACATTCCAAATCTCTGACTTCTATGAATTAGAGCCAGTAAGATTGTATGCTTCTGAAGTAGATTTAAATGGTGATCCTTGTTTATTTGATACTTTATGTGTTATCACAGAATGTCAAGGAAGACAAGCAATGGGTTATGGTGAGTCAGTAGCAAGAGATGTTATTTTATCTGAGCAATACAGACAAAACTTCTTCCATTCAGACTTCCGTATCCGTGAGATTACTCAAGGTTACAGTGTGTTTGATTATATCAACAGAAATACTTTGTATACAAGATATTTCTTACAACACAATGTTCCACGTTTTAATAACCCATCTAGTACATTTGATAATGATCAATACTTGTTAGAAGTTATTACTTGTGGAAGAATTGCTGCATTTGAAACTTTTGTGGATCTATGGTTAGAAGACTGTTCTCAGTGTACAGGTCTTGAGATTGAAGGTTGTGTTACTGATTGTACACCATTATACACTTTTCCTGTTCTTACAACTAACTTTAGTCCTAACACAATTCAAACTTGTGACTAGTATTTAGTATTAAACTATAAACAATAAGGGGAGAAGAGTTTCATACTCCTCCCCTTTTTTATTTCAAATCCTATGGCAAATCACGTATTAAGTTTAGAAGTACCTACAGTAATGAATTCTTGTATCTTAAAGATATTTGATACAAGTATTTATACCACAATGCTTCCTGTAACTTGTCCAACACTAAATATTACAGTGCCTGGATTTGGGTATTCTGTACAATTAGATGTTACTGAAAACTTTGCAGAAACAATTACTGCATGTGATCTTCAGTTACAGACAGTAGATTGCGGAACTAGATACTCTGATATACCAGATGGAATATACATTATTAAATATAGCGTATCTCCTAATGATCAAGTATATGTAGAGTACAACCATATGAGAATTACACAAGCTTTAATTAAGTACAATAAAGTATTATGTGATGTTGATGCTGCGGCATGTGATCCGCCATTTCAAATTAAACAGAAATTAGAAGCTTTGAGATTAATTAATATGTATCTTCAAGCGGCCAAAGCAAAAGTTGAGTATTGTCATGAGCCTCAGAAAGGAATGAGTCTTTATAACTATGCTCTTAAACTTTTAAATAAATTAACCTGTACTAATTGTTAAACATTTTAAAACCAACAAAATATGTCAACGTGCGGAAACTGTGGAGCTAAGTTAAGTTGTGGCTGCCAGAAAAGAACATTAGCAGACGGTAAACAAGGTTGTAGTAACTGTGCTAGTAAAGTAACAGCTAAAGCAAAAACTGTTACAAAGACTGTTGCTGGACAACCTACTGTAAACACAAATACTTGGGGACCTAATAGATATTTAAACTTGAAAAAATTTACTAAGTAATGGTTCTATTTCCAAATGCATACATTGTTTCTAATTGCTGTGATTCAGTTACCACAGTAACAATTAATATTGCTGGTTTTACAACAACATCAGATTATGTGTATACTTATACTGGTAGTACTTATCTTATAGGAGGAGTTTTATTTAAAGCAGGTAATTGTTATTTTATACAAGCTGCTGGAAACTCAATTGCATTTACAGGTCCATCATCAACAGACTTTATATCAACTGGTGCTAAGGCGTGTAATCTTACACTTGAAGATGCTTGTCCTGAATGTTCAACTGTTCAACAATATTTAACATTTGAGCCTTGTTGTGGTGATGATCCTATATATTTTCAAATACCATTTGGTGGATTTTATGAAGGTTTGTATGAATATGTGGGAACACCAGTTTCAGGTCTAGAAAATATTTGCTATTCAGTTACCTTAAATGATGTTGGTGTAGCACCAATTAATTCAGGAAATTATCCTATATTACCAGCAGCTCCAATATTTACTGATGGTGTAACATACAGTGTATTATCTTTTGATAATTTAGATTGTGATTTTTACATTGACTCTGAAGAATGTCCAACATGTATTGCTCCTTGCTATACATTATATAATTGTGACGGTGAATGGATGAATACTACAATAGATTTATCTGCTTATATAGATCCGCTAATACCAATTCAGATATATGATATAGATGGTGCTATACCAGGAACATGGTATGTTTTCCTTAATACAGGTGATTGTAGTGGTGCAAGAAATGATATATCAGTAGATCTTTTTGCTCCTGAACCATGTGTATGTAGGTGTTTTACAGTAGTTACTGATAGCGGAGTTAAAGGAAGATACTTAGACTGTGATGGTAATCTTCAAAAAATTATTGTTAATGCTAGTTTCTGTTCTCTTGTTGTTCCGCTTATTGAAAGTGCAGCTGGACCATATGAAGTAGTTGAAGGTGGTAATTGTATTGATGGAATATGCCCAATTAAATGTTTTGAACTTACTGAATGTACTACAGGTGAAGTAATAACATCTCAGTCTCAACGCTTAGAGCAATATTTTATATCAGGAGAAGTAATAGAACTTGTTGGTCATCCAGGATGTTGGGAAGTTACTAGTGATGCTGCTAGAGATTGTACTTGCCCAGTAGATTTAACTGTAACTATTGTACATGATGGTTGTGCAGAATGTATAGGTGTAATAGCCTACAAACTTACTAACTGTCAGAATATAAATGATATTAAATATACTTATGATGACTTATCTGAGTATATACTAAATGGTGTAGGCCTAACATTACTTACTGATTGTGGATGTTATCTAGTAGAGTTAATTGACTTTCAACCTACAAGTATATCTCCTATAGTTATCATATCTTCATTTAATGGTTGTCCTGAGTGTCTTAGACCCTATTACATGCTTACAGACTGTAATGAAGCAGAAGCTACTGTTTATACTTATACAGATTTATCTATATATGTTGGTCAAGTTATAAATATTAAAGGATGTGATACTTGTTGGCAAGTCTTTGATACAGACACTCCTATTAATCCTGGTATAGTTACAGTAACAAATTCATTTAAATTTTGTATAGATTGTACTCCTCCATTACCTTGTTTATGTAACAGAATAACAAATTATAGTACTACTACTAAAGAATATGAATACATAGACTGTGATGATGAGAGTGTATTATTAACTTTAGCAGCAGGGGAAAGTAGTGGAAAAATATGTCTTAAGAGATGGGTTGTAGATTATCCTGATACAGATAACCTAGAAGTATTTGGAGATTGTGTTTTGGGTGGTGATTTTTGTTATGAATATAATATTACTATTGGTAGTGGAGCAAGTGGAAAACTTTATTATAAAAATTGCAGTGGTAATGTTGAGTCTAGGCTGGTGGCATCACAAAAATTTCCATACATAGAAACAATTTGTGGTGTTAATAATCAAACATCAAGTGACATATATATTGTAGGAACAGGAACTATACGCTTTGAAAAAACTACAATATGTTATACACCAACACTTGTATGTCCAGAGACTAGACCTAAAAGAAAAATTACACCTGGATACTCTGTACCTACATGTGATATAGACAGGTATGAAAAAATAACTTGTAGAGCATCTGAGATTCTTTATAAAGAAGTAATAAGACTTAGATATGGTATAAGTAACTGTTGCCCAGAAGATGATGAGAAGTGGTTAATTAAAAAAGAATTAATTGATCTTGCAGCTTTAGTAGATCCAAATTATATATGCACACCAGTACAAACATGTGGTTGTGCACCAAGTTCATGTGGATGCGGGTGCAGTTCTACACTTAAGACTTGCAATTCTCAATAATAATTAGTATATTATAATATGAAACCTTTAAACTTAGATAATAGACCATGTAGCCCAATATCAAGTAACTGTGTTATTTGGCAGGGTCCAGATATTCCTTGCATTAAATTATGTACAGGAGATACAATATCTGATGTGATATTCAAACTGGCTACTGAGTTATGCACCATAATGGACACACTAGATATTAAGAACTATGACTTGTCATGTTTTAATTTAGCAGCATGTCCTCCAGCTGATTTCCAAGCTTTGATTCAATTTTTAATTGAACAGATTTGTTCTTCTGAAAGTATTGCTACAACTAGATCAAGTCCAGTTTCAATTTCAAACTGTCCTGATTGTGTTGTAACAGTAGCAAGTTGTTTTATAGTTGGCAGTCAGTCAACTATGCAATTAGTAGATTATGTATTAATGATTGGTAATAGAATCTGTAGTATTATAACAGACATAACACAATTACAAAATCAAATTGATAATATAAATATAAGAGTAACTGCATTAGAAGATGCTGTGCCACCTTCATTTACACTACCGTCAATCAGCACAGGGTGTCTTGGACCATATATGAGTGGTACTCCTGCTAGTGCAACAATTGATTTGGTTTTAAATGCAATGTTGAATAATGCTACTATTGGTTATTGTCAATTAATTGGAGCAACAGGTTTACCATCTGAAATTACAAGTGCTGTTCTTTCACAATGTATATTTGATACTAGTGTATCATTAGAATTTAGTCCGGCAACTTTTGAAGCAGCATATGCTGGATCATGGGTGCAGGCAGGAGATTTAAATTCAGCAGCAGATGCAATCAATAACATATGGATATCTATCTGTGATATATATAACTATGTTAGTGGTTTAGTGTTAGCAACAAGTGTAGTAGATGCAGGAGTTGGTACAGCAGTTACATCAGCAACGGTTGGTACTGTAACAACATATACTGTATCCACATTAAGTTTTACGTGGGTAGGTCAATCAGTGTTACCGAACATTCCCAAATTAACTCCGGGATGGGGAACAGGTAGACTATGTGATGGTGCTAATATTATAATGACAAATGTTCTTTATAATGAAGACTCTGGATATAATCCAACATTAGGTATATGGTCATGTCCTACTACAGGAATGTATAGATTAGATTTTGTAATAAGTTTAACAGCTCCCTCTCCAGATGGTTGGTTAGATGCTGTACCAGGAATGATTATAGCTGGTTTAACTACACCAACTGCTTGTGATTTCTATGTAGTAAATAATTTTACTCCAAATGTTATAAGCAAACATGCTACAATTAGTGGTTCTGCAACTACATACATGGTTGCAGGAAATGAGGTCTGTTTGAAAATAGCAAATCTAACAAATATAGATTATGTAAGTACAGCCGGTGATTCTGTTAAAATGTCAATTGAAAGAGTAAGATAATGGTAACAACAAATACATGTAAGAAATGCGGATGTGAGGATAGCTTTATGCCAAGTCCTGCTCCATGTCCAACTCCAATAGGATGTCCTAACCCAGAACCATGTTCTGAAGTTATGGATGCTCAGTGTGTAATATACACAGGTCCAAACATTATGTGTGGACCAAATATACTAATAGCTACAAATACAAATTTAGCGGATGCTCTACAAGCAATAGTAAATACTCTTTGTCCACCAGCTTAAAAGAAGTTGCAGGTTTGTTGGTTTCTGTAACAAACAAGACAAGCCCTCACACTAGTGGGGGTTTTGTTTTTATAGCTATATTTGCTAAAGTCATTTATTTTTAGTATATTAATAATATAGCATGAAGGAATTTAAAAAACCAGATGTAAAAGCTCCTAGATTTAGACCGGAAGTGTACAATGTTCTAAACACAGAGTTCTTTGATTTATTTAGAAAGAAGTATCCAAGATTCAAAAGTCTTGATAATATCCAATTAAAAAAGATTGTGAAGACATTTAACAGAACAGTTTTTCAAACAGTGATTGATACAAGAGATGGTGTTGAATTACCTGATGCTCTTGGTTGGTTATTTATCGGAACATGTGAACAAAGTAAAAAACAAAATATAAACTTTGCTAAGTCTGTTAAGTATGGTGTAGCAGTTTCAAATAACAATTGGGATACTGATGGTAAACTTGCTAAAATCTTTTACAGTAACCTTGCACCTAAACACAGAATAAAGAATAGAGAGTTCTGGGGGTTTACAGGATGCAGAGACTTTAAAAGAACAGTTGCAAAAACATATCCTGAAAATTGGAATATGTATGTAAGAGTGGATCCACTTTCTAAATTAGAAGCAATATACAGAAGTGTTCAATATAAAGATGTATTAAAAAAACAAACTGAAAAGGCACTTGTAAATTATAATGAATTTGACTTATGACAACAATAGGAGAAGCCATATCAAGAGTAAGGAATGCTGTTAAAGGTGTTAAAGAAGATCCTTTTTTAACAGACCGGCAGATATACTTTTCTTTAATGAAGTATGCACTTACATTAATAAAAAGAGAAGATAACCAATACAGATTGATGAAGATAAGTTCTATCTTTAAAGTGCTTCCATATGTAGAGCTAATAGATGTAGATAAAGTAGAAGCTCAATGTGCTGGTGTTTATTCTGAGTGTTATATTAAAAGATCTAAAGATAAACTTCCAACTATACTAGATGGTGTGTTTGGTCCTATTATCCGTACCACATCTTCTATAGATGGATCTATAGAAATGTTCAGAACGGATCCTGGTACTTGGGTATCAATGACTAAGACTACAACTTTTAAATATAATACAAGACCATACTTCTGGTTTCTTAATGGTTACATATATTGTCCTAATATAGATTGGGATGCAATAAAAATTGAAGCAATCTTTGAAGGTAATGTAGATATATGTAATCCTGAAGTTGAATGTGAAATAAGACAAGATCAAACTTTCTCACTACCTGAATACTTATTCTCTGAGGTAGAGCAGTTTGTAATTAAAGAATTAACAATGCTAATGTCTGTACCTGTTGACAGTACAGATGATGGTCAAAATATACTTAGATAATGGATTTTAATTACACTCTCCGCTATAGAACTTTTGATCAGTTACTGGAAGATGTTTCAGTAGACATGAATACATTTGCTTTAGAAAACATGATTGAGCCTCAGACTTTAATTAAGTTAGTTAAAAAACTAAACTATGATCTTGGTCTCAGAGTTAATCAAACCAAAGAAATTATATTGGAAATATGCCATGGTAGAGTAAAACTTCCAGATGACTTTTATGTATTTAATTATGCAATGGTATGTGGAGAGTTTGATGTAACAACAGGTTATGGCGGACATGCTTCTGGTACTAATATTCAAGAAGTTCCTTATAAGGAATTTCCATCTACAGTAGATCAATGTGCCTTACCAAGTGTTAACTGTAGAACATGTAATGCTAATCCTTGTAACAATACCGCAGCTTGTGATCTTAATCATCCTATAGTAGATCCAATACCAACAGCATATGATCCTAATAATCCTTATGGTGATACATGTATTCCACCAAGGGTTTTTATGAATTGTAAAGGAGAAAAATATGAATTAATTGAAGTAGTTAATAGAAGTGAAACAAGAACATACAGAAGACTAGTTCCACTTAGAATGAAAGCAAGTCAAGAAATAGAATGTGACTGCCCTAATTTATATATTGATACAGTTAATCAAGGTTGGATAAAAGGAGGTTTTCTTTTTACAACATTTGACACAGGTAAAGTTTATTTAAATTACCAAGGTGCACTAGAAGATGAGGCAGGTAACTTACTTGTTCCAGATCATGACTTACTTAATGAGTATTATGAGTATGCATTAAAACAAAGAATCCTTGAGAACTTATATATGAATGGTGAAGATGTTGCTCAAAGAATGACATTAATTGATCAAAGACTTAGAGTAGCAAGAAATGCAGCACTAAGTTTAGTCAATACTCCAAACTTTAAAGAAATGCAAGATCTTTGGTGGACCAATAGAAGAGCCCAGTACAGCAAGTATTATGATATGTTTAAAAGCTATAGTCCTAATTCTGCATACAATAGGTACTATGGAAACAATAGAGTTATTTAACTATGGCAAAGATTCAAGATACTTCACAAACCAAACCTAGTAATTTTATAAAAGGTTTAAATAAAGATACTGATCCTACTTATATTCAAGAAGGTATGTGGACACATGCTCGGAATGTAGTAAATAATGATATTGAAGGTGACATAGGTTCATTAACTAATCAACCTTCTAATTTTAAATGTCCAAAAGATTTTCCTCCTGGAAGCACCATGCCTCAAGCTGGAACAGGAACAACTATTGTTGTAGCAAGATATATAATTGGAGTAGTGCATTTGTTTTCTGATAAATGGATTATTTATACAGCAGGTCATAATAATACGGGTCAACCAGTTATGTCTGAGATAGGCTTATTAGAAGAAGCAAGTTGTACTTATAGACCAATTGTTCAAGATGCATGTTTAGGTTTTGATAAAAGATATTTAATATCAGGAGCATCTAGATTAACAGAAGATTGTTCTTGGCAGGTATATTGGGCTGATGGTTTAAATCCAGATAGATATCTTAATGTAGGTGATCCACAAACTTGGCCATCATCTGCTTATACTTGGGGATTAAGCATCAATCCTGCAACAACTCCAACTGCATATACAAACACTGTAAACTTTTATTTAGATTCTGCAGGCGGAACTATTCAATGGCCAGGAGTTGCTTGGAATGAAATATGTACTGATAGTGTATCATGTACTCAAACATCCCCAGGAGTATGGCCACCAGGCTGTCCTCCAGTAAATGCTTGTATTACATGTAACCCTGTTAATAGTTTAAACTGTGACAAAACAAGATTAGCAAGTCTTATGAACACACCATGTTTAAAAGTAAGACTAGGAGACTCTGGTGGAACATTAAGAAATGGTACATACTCTGCTACTTTAGCATATAGTATTAATGGTATTAAAGTAAGTGATTATTTTTCTATTAGTAATACTCAACCAATCTGGTATCCAAATGATTTACAAGGATCTATAATTATTGAAGTAAATGCAGATACAGAAAACTTTGATGAGTTTATACTTGTAGTTATTCAAAATATAAATCAAGGTACTGTAGCTAAACAAATTGGTATATATTCAACAAGGACACAAAGAATAGAACTAGATCAAATAAAAGATGATCTTATAACTGTACCTATTAGGTTTTTACCAAACATAACTCCAATTGTTGAAACATCAAATCAAATTGCAGAAGTTAATGATTATCTTTTAAGAGCTGGTCCAAGATCTAAATTTGATTTTAATTATCAACCTCTTGCTAATTTAATAAGATCAAGATGGATATCAGTAGATTATCCAGCAGAATATTATGTAAATGGTGGTAACAAAGGTAGTTACTTACGTGATGAAGTATAAGCCTTTTATATCCGTTGGGTTTATAACACAGGAGATAAATCTGCATCATATCACATTCCAGGAAGGGCTGCAGGAACTTACAATATAAATGGAATTAGTTATCCTGAAACAATTCCCTGGACAGACAAAAATACATTAGCATCAGGTGATAAGCTATTTGAAGTATACAATACTGCAAGTATGTTAAATCCAAATCCCGCAATCAACCCAATAATAGGCACTACAACAGATGATGGTGGTACTGTAATTGCAAATGGCTTAATGGGTTATTGGGAATCAGATGAACAATACCCAGATGATAGACCAGAGATATGGAATGCAAGTGAGCATTGTTGGACAGGATTTGAAGGATTACCAGACCCATCTTATGACTTATGTGGTTTACCAATAAGACATCATAAGTTTCCAGATAATTATCTTAATGATAGAACATTACATTTTGAGAGTAATCCAAATTACATGACTCAAGGTAACAACCTTAGAATCAGAATAATGGGTGTTAACTTTGAAAATATAATATATCCAAAAGATAATGATGGTGTTGATATCCCAGGGATTGTAGGATATGAAATACTAAGAGGATCCAGAGAGGGTAACAAGAGTATCATTGCTAAAGGTATGGTAAATAACTTTAGAACTTATGATATAAAAGGTACAGTTAAAAGAGGTAGGACAGGTCTTTATGCTAACTACCCTTTTAATACTATTAGACCAGCTTCTAATACTGGAACAGGTAGTGATCATAATGTTGGGTTTAATGATCCTTATATTAAAGTACCAGATTCTAATAACCCAAATAATGTAATTAACCAACAAGTACCAAGAGATATTATTTCCTTTCACTCACCAGATACAATGTTTAGAACTCCGTTCTTATCATTTACTGAGTTAAAAATATATGGTAATTTACGTGGTGCTTCATCACAAGCTTTTAAAGAACCAGATCAACATCCTAAATGGAAATTAATTTCTAATGAAACGGTTGCAATAATGTATGTTCTTGGTATAGCAGAAGCTGTATATTCATTTCAAGGAAAATATATTGTTAATGAACCTCCACCACAACCAATACCCTTTGTGGATTTAGTAACTAATCCTGTAGCTTATGCTGCTCAATATGCAGGTTCTCTTGCCCTTGGTGCAGCAACAGGTAATTATGAAGCACAACTAATTGGTTACTACAATGGTTTAGGTACAACTAATATTCTTAATCCAACACCAACTATTCCGCCAATAATTCCTGGAGGTATGTTAATTGATGCAGTTGCATCAATATTTACAGGAGCTAGACCCATTTATGGTCTTTCCATTAATGCTGTATACAATACTGCTTTAGAGGCAGCTGCCCTAGCTGGTACCATTTCACCAAGTTATCAATCATTTACAAGAGAACTTCCTAAATGGTCATACCTTGATCCTATATCTAGAGCTCTTGGTGGTCTAAACCAATTCTTATTTTATTTTAATGAAGGTGTAGACATTGCATTAAGAGGAATATATGCATCCATAAAGTTTGACCAGTATGCATTACAAATGATTGCTCATGGTTTTTATTCATCTTTTGCTGCAAACAATTCCACAGACACAGTAAGGTTTAGAATTGAAGATGCATCCTTTTTGAGAGATAATATATTAGAGTTACCAAGATACACATCAGGACCCACGGCGTATTCTTATAGTATTAATAACTTAAAAAGATCTGACACAGTTGTACTAAGAACTGATTGTGGTGTTCAACAAAATAATCCAGATAAAGGACCTGCTTATATAGTAGCTGCGGCTAATGTTGGTGGTGGTACTGTTGACCAGACATTACAAACTTTAGGTACTGTAAATCCTGGAGGCTTATCAAGCTTACCAACATTTCAAAATGTTACTACACCCTTTCAACAAAAGATGGCTAGTCACTACGCTGCTGTAAAAGTAAGACTAGGTAATCAGTATGGTCAATTATTTTCAAGTTACCAAGGTGTAAAACAAATTGTTATTACTCCATGTGAACAAACTATAGGCACAACAGATAATACCTTTACATCATTTCAATTAGGAGTAACATGCCCCTTTGGAGGTGCTGTTGAACAACTTACTTTAGAAAGATCACCAATATTCTTTGGAGGTGATGTATTTATAAACAGATATACTGAGAAGAATTCAATGTTCTTTTTCTATGATTGGTTATATGGTCAACCAGAGGGCTTTGAGTTTAATTATGGATTAAGACAAATGATTCCGCAACCCAGGTTTGTTGTTAATTCAGAAAGGTTTGATTCATCTGATTTATTAAATTTTAGTGGTTCTGGTGTAACAGCTGTTCCAGTTACTACTGGTTTTTTACCTACACAATTCTATAATATGGATAATGATAATTATAATTATTCAACGGACACAGTAAGTTTTTATCCAGGAGTATTCAGACCAAAGAACTCTTATTTTTACTTAGCATGTTCTTCTGTAAGAGATTTCTTTGTAGAAAGTGAAGTACTTGTAGACTTTAGAATTGATGGAGACACTGAATGGGAAAAATCATACAATCCATACACCTATACAAATTTGGATGCTATGTTTAACATGGATCCTCAAATTATTACAAGAGGTAACTGGTATAGATATGATTACTCACTAAGTATTTCCAAAGCTCTTAATAATTATTTCTCTGCAGGTAATTTGCAAAGCAGATATTATGATCCTACTATAGCTTCTTTATGCTTTACATATTATCCTAATAGAATAATATATTCTATGCAGCAACAGGATATGAGTTATAGAGGCGACCACTGGTTGGTATACTTAGCTAATAATTATAGAGACTTTAAGTCTCAACTCAGTGGACTCAAGTCTGTAAACAAGAGTGGTGTATTTATTACATTTAAAAATGATAGTCCATTAATGTTTCAAGGTGTAGATCAATTACAAACTGAACTAGGTACTAAACTTACTATAGGTGACGGAGGTTTATTTAGTCAACCAGGACAAGCAATTACAAATGCTGATAAACCATATGAGTATGGCTCATCTCAAAATAGATTATCAGTAATAGCTTCACCGGCAGGTATATATTACATGTCTCAGAACCAAGGTAAAATATTCAACTATGGTGAGACTCTTAAAGAGGTTTCACAAAATGGTATGAAATGGTGGTTTAATAATTTTTTACCATATAAACTTACAGATGATTTTCCAGACTATCCATATCAAGATAATCCAGTATCAGGTATTGGTTGTCAAAGTTTATATGACAATGAAAACTCTATTATTTACTTCTGTAAAAAAGATTATAAACTAAAAGATGACTATAAGGGTAAGGTTGGCTATGTCCCATTGGTAACAGACCGTAAAACTATTTTTAATGGTCAAGCATTATTTAGGGGTCAAGGAGATTACTTTACAATAAATGGTAATGGAAGATATCTTTTAGGTGATCCATTATTATTTGAAGATGCCTCTTGGACAATAAGTTTTGACCCTAAGAATGATTTCTTTATTTCATTCCATGACTGGCATCCAGATTTAGTAATACCTACTAAGACAAACTATCTTACTACTAAAACAGTAAGGGAAGCATTTAATGGTACACAGCAGTTAATGGCTAATATATGGAAACACAATGATAGTCCACTTGATATATGTGGAACCTATTGTAACTTCTACAATGTAGACTATCCATTTGAGATAGAGATTCCTGTAGCAACAGGACAGAGTGTAACAACTCTTAAATCTATGGAATATATACTAGAGTGCTATAAGAGATCAGAGTATAATTGTTTTGACCAGTACCATGTATTAGACTTTAATTTTGATAGAGCAGTAGTATATAATACGGAGCAGGTTTCTGGATACTTAAACTTAAACTTATTTCCTAAAAATAATATTACACTTAGTCTACAATACCCTAAGTTTAATCCATCAATACTAGTAGATCCTACATACTTTCCAGTACCTGCATATGATGTATTGTTTTCCAAAGAAGAAAACAAATATAGAGTTAATCAGTTCTGGGATATAACTAAAGACCGTGGAGAGTTTCCAGTTGGTTCTGGTTATCCACCACAAGGACCTCTTGTTCCAGGTACTACAACTTTATTAGGAAACTATAATGAAAGACAAATCTGGGAAACAGGACCAAGTGGATATAAAAGAATTCTTAATCAAGCTAACTTAGATTATACTAAACCCCTTCTACAAAGAAAAAAGTTCAGACATTACATTAACTTCTTAAGCTTATCAAAAATGGTTTCTGGAGATGTGAACATGATCTTTAAATTATTTAATGTTAAAAACCAAATTTCTATCAGGTAATGAAGAAAAAAATTATTACAGATCCTATGGGTCAATGGAAATACCCCGGAGAAAATACTAGAATACCTAGTAATAAGATTACTATGAAAGGTGTTAATTATCCTGTGTTAGGTATATCTAATAATGGTCAGAAAAAAATGATGCAGCCAGGTCAAGAATATACATTCCCTGGTGCAGATTATGTTGATGAGTTTCCACAATTAAGAAGAGGTGGTACAAAAGGACTTATACCAATGCCTAAACCAAGTAAGAAAGGTTTAGCATCCAAAAAGTATTCTAGAAGTCTTGAGGCTACTAATAGGTTGTTTACAGAAAACAAATTATTCAAAAAACCAAAGTCTAAAAAAAACAAGGTCTTTGATCCCAATGCTAAGTATTATCAAGTTGGTGGTGATACTGATGCAATGACTGGTATGATGAAAGCCAGACTAGCATATGCTAATGAGTTTGGAAATCCTGCAGCACAAAGAATGATTAACCTACCTGATAACCCATATCAGTTTGATAACGGAAATACAGGTACTCATTACATGGCAAGTATGGATAACTATGCTGTACCACAAATACAAGATGAAAATGGTCAGTTAATGTTAGGTGACTATGGTCCAGAATCTAATGAAGCCATGAGATTTGATTCAGATGAAGATGCTGCTTATTTTGCAGAACATTATAAAGATGTTTCTCCAGGTTTTATAGAAGCAGAACTTACAGATGATGAGATACAAGCATATAGGGATGGTGGTTATATAGTAGAAGACATCTCTGTGCCTTCATTAACTAAAGCACAAGGAGGAGGTTCACCTAAAAGTAAATGGATAGCACCAGTAGATATACGTGGATATAGTAAAGTTGATCCAGCCACAAAATTGGTTTATAAAAATCTTGAAGACTTTAAAATTAAAGCTGGTAAAAAAGGTTTTAAAAACAAAGTAAAAGGGTTCTTTCAAAAAGATATTGGTAAGTTAACCAAAGAAGCAGAAGAGTTAGGTAAAGGTGTTGGTTATATTGCAGGTGTTCAAGGAGATATAGAACCTGCAGTTTATAACAGAGAAGGTATTAATAAGTTTAAATCAGAAGTTAAAAAGCTTAAAGGTGATTTTAACAAAGAACTAAAAACTGCTGAGAAAAATAGAAAACAAGAAGCCGCTGATAGAGAGGATTATGAACAAGCTAGAAAAAAAGCACAAAGTTCCAAAGATCCAAATGCTGGTAGTAATTTTGCAAGAAAGTATGAAGAAAAAAACTGGTCTAGATTTGATCCTGCTACAATGAAAGAAGGTTATAAGGGTCAGTTCCAAGATGCAGTAGATGAAGCCAATGTTAGAAAAGAAGCAAACATGGGAGTTACTACGGCAGCATTAAATGCTTTGGGTGGAGGGGCATACAATATTATTAAAGATCCTATGGGGACAATTGGTGGTGTTGCAAATACAGCACTTGAAGCAGTAACATACCCATTTGATAGTGATAATAAAAATGTATTTGGTGAGGAATATGGACAGGACATAGATGATGTTATGAACGTACTAGGTGTCCTTCCCGTTGCAGGTGCTCTAAAAGCCATTAGACCACTCATGAAAACTAAGACAGGTGTTATGTTAGGAAAAGGTTTAAGACCTGTAAAAAAAGGGTATAAACAAATGATGCGTAAATATGATAAGTTTGCAAATCCAATCCTAAATACAAACCTAGCAAAAACTGGTGCCAGTGCTCTTGATGTAATTCTTGGTACACCGGGTACTGCTCAGAATGTAGTATCTAGATTACCCTCAAATATTGCAGAGACAGCAACTGTTGGAAATACAATAAAAGGTATTTCCTTAGCTAAAGGATCAAATGCATTAACACAAGGTGGTCTTGATTTATATAATGCTGCAGAAACTGGTAGTAGAGAAGATTTTGACAAAGGTATAGAAAACCTAACAACTGCTGGTCTAACAGCAAGCATGCTTCATCCAAAAACTGAATGGATCTGGAATGCATCAACAATTCCTTCTATTAGAACAAATATTAGTGACATACAAGAAGCAACTCAAAGTGATGACTCAGGAATAGAAAAAGCTGGAAACATTGCACTTGATGCAGGAAGATTAGTAAGCAATGTACAAACATTACCAAGAGGAAGATTTAACTGGTTGCCAAAAACAGATATGCTTAAATACATTAAGGGTAAACATCTAAAACCTCATTTAAAAGAGGGTGGTGTAATTACATCACTTAGTAAAAAAGAAATAGATGATCTTATAGCACAAGGTTATACAGTGGAAGAAGTTGATTAAACTTTATAAGTTTAGCTACTAATTTAAAATTTATTATATTTAATATATGAAGAAGAAAGTAAGAATCTACAAATCTCCAGATGGAAAAGGAAAGTTTGTAAATAAAACTGCCAAGTTTCTAAGTAAAGCACAAGAAGGTGGGCAACAAGATAAGCAAGCACAACTTGCTGATTATGTATTTAAAACACTTGATGATGCTGAACCATTTGAATTTGAGTCAATCAAGGAATCATTAATAAATGAACTTGCCTCAGCTCAAATTCCAATAGATCAGGCAGAAGGCATGGTAGAGAATATTGCAGCTGGTCTAAGTAATGAAACAGCTCAAGCTGATGAACTTGCTGGACAAGAAGAAGCTGGTATGTATAATCAAGCACAAGAAGACCTTAGAGCACAAGAAGAAGCAGCCGCTGCAGCAGAAGAAGAGAGACAAGCAGGCTTAGCTGAAGACTATGGTTATTATGATGATACCGCAGCACAAGGTGAGGATGAAGAAGATGAAGAAGATTATGATGATGAGGAGGAATCATCTTATATGCAGATGGGTGGAGATTTAATTCCAGAACCTAATGCAGTATCTTTTACAGGATATGATCCTGAACAATATTCTCAAGACACACAAAACTCTTTTTCTAAAGGTGGTATTACCAAAAGAAAGTATATTGGCTCAGTAATGAAGATGCTTAAAAAGCAAGATGGGGGAGAAGGAGAAAAGGATTCTCAAATGGATCCTATGGATACAGCATCTAATGAGAAGAAAAGAAAGAAAGATGCATTCATTGGAGCACTAGCATCATCAGCTAAAGAAGCTAAGATGAAGGAACAAGCTGAAGCTATGTGGGAACAACAGCAACAAGCTATGATGCAGCAACAAGCTCCTCAGTATCCTATGCAAGCTCCTATGGAGGAAGTACCAATGGCTCAGTACGGTTTATCTATTAATCATGGAGGTCATATTGGACAACAACTAAGGGGTGTCTCACC